TATCAACGTTGTTTGCTATTAATGCAATCTTTGACCAAGATGGGGCACTACTGCGTTCTACATGAATCAATTTTCCACCAGTTTGTTTAAGCATTTGTATTTCATTTTGAAACCTACAGTCTGATATTATTAGATTTTCTGACGATTCTGATAGTCTTTTTTCAAGTGAATAAATCCATATGTTTTTGTCAAAATGATTTCTAAAAATGTCTGTTGCGATGTGAGTCATTGCAAATCTTGGGGTGAAATGCGGAATATTCAGTTTGTTTGACCACCATTTATCGACAGTTTCTCTCCACACACGCGACTCCTGCGTTATGCCTTCCAGTAAATTTCTATCCCATCCAAATATTACAGACAAACAATCTTTCACTGAATCTGCAAAAGATGCCTGTTTAAAACCATAATTTTCAACAAAAATACTTGAAACAGTGTTTTTTCCCGAACCGATAAATCCACATAATCCAATTATCATTAGCCTATTATCCAAGTTAGTGGCTGTGCACCATCTGCATAATTTTGAAGTTCAAGTTCCAATTTATCCATCAATGCTTGTGCCTCTGATTTTAGCGCCGACCCATTCAATGAAGTTCCACCCTGTGGTCCAGGTATAGAAACAAATTTTTCTCTTGATTCTCCAACTGTGTATTTTACTAATGCATACGCATATTCTTGTATCCAAGGAAAACTCATCACATCTGACAGTAGTATTTGGTCTGGTTTATAGTTATATAACCAAAGCAAAACGGTTTCCCCGTCCTCTGGTATTTTCCTATCAATTGTTAATTTTTTTGTTACTCGGTTGAAATTATGGTTCATATAACCACCGAACATTCTCATCGTTAGTTTTTGATACTGAGAGAACATTTCGTAGTTAGTCAATCCACCTACTCTTCCTGCAACTAACATGTATGTGTTCAAGTATCCGCTTGAAAACGGCTCAAATTGTGTTGCGGATATTCCTGATGTAGTTCCAACTCCACGACGGATCACTTGTCTTACTTCCATCACTTCTTTTGGTAGTATATAATCTTGTTGGTGTTTCATTAAATTCAGAAATGCGTAACTTTCTTCAACTGAATTTGAACTTTTTTGTCTATATTTTGTTATTGCATTTTGTATTGCCATATCAAAATGTTCTTTGTCTGGCTCAATATCAATTATTTGGTCACCAAGACGCAATCTGGTGTAGTTTTCTATTTTATTTTTTAAATCTTCAACTTCTTCAAGTTGCTCTTGAATTTCTGAGTTTTCCATTTTATCCCTCTAACCTATGCTTGTATTTATTCAATTTTTTGATGCAAATTATAGCATGATGCACGTCCAAAAACTACCGTTTTGAATATGTTTTGATAAATAATAGTAAATTGGATAAAAAGGAAAAAACATGGCACTAGTATCCCCAGGATTAGAAGTTCAGGTTATTGATGAAAGCACATACCTTGCTTCTGCTGTAGCAACAATTCCTCTTGTTGTTATTGCCACTGAAGAAAATAAGGTTATTAACGGACAAATTGCACAAGGAACAACAAAAGAAAACGCAGGGAAACTTGCTGTAATTACTTCACAGAGAGAACTCGTCAATCTGTATGGTTTCCCAGAGTTTAAGCGTAGTGCAATTGGAACTGCGTTGCATGGAGACGAACTCAATGAGTATGGTCTAATGGCAGCATATAGTGCACTTGGTGTTGGCAACAGAGCATACGTTATAAGAGCAGATGTTGATCTTGCAAAACTTGAAGGAACTCCAAATAGACCGGTTGGGCAACCATCCGATGGTGCAAATTGGCTTGACACAAGTGACTCTGAGTATGGAATATTCCAGTGGAACTCAGTTACGAAAAAATTTACAAAATTCGCACCAAGACTAGTCTCAGATCCTTTGCAACTTGTTGACGATGGTGGCATTGTCAAACCAAAGAGCAGTGTTGGTTCTATTGGTGAATATGCTGTTGTAATATCAGAAGAAGACAGCACAATACGTGGATTTTACAAAGGAACACAAAATGACTGGTCACTAATTGGAACGGATGAATGGAAACGTTCTATTCCTGCAGTGGTTGGGTCACAGGCATCACCAGAGTTGACCATTGGTTACAGCATTGTAATAAATGGTGTTAGCATAACTGCAGATGCTACAGATTTACCGTCTTTTGTGCAGAGCATAAATTCAGCAAATATCTCTGGAGTTTCGGCTGGCGTTATAAATGGAAACATAGCAATATATGTAGACAGTAATGCAGCAAGCGATGGATATGTACTTGATGGAAAGTTGTCTTTGCAAAATGGTGTTGGCAATATTCTATTTGAACTTGGATTAGAAGTCACATCTATATATTATAGTCCACAAGTTCATGTAGATAGATATACAAACCTCCCTTCGTGGAACTTTATGAATGGAATTCCTTCTGGAAGCGTTTGGATTAAAACTTCTGCAGTGGGGGATGGTGTAGATGTCGCGATTAAAAAATATGCGGAAGATATAAGTGGTTGGAATCCAGTCACAAACACAGTTTACCTTGACATCGTGGACCCATTAAATGAACCAACAATACCACCACAAGCAGTATTTACTGTGGCCAACAAATCCACTTTCCCATTGTATGAATTAAAATTGTTTCAGCGGTCGAAAGAGATGGGAGTTTCTGCAACGTTTGTCCCATCGGCAGATTTTACAATTGGCGATCAGTTTGGGATTGTTGTTTCTGATTCTGATGGAAATGTTCGGTCATACAATGTTACTGTTTCTGGGACTAGCGTCGAATCTTTTGTGAATGACATACAGTCAAAGAACATTCCAGAGATAGAAGTGGTGTTGACTGCGACAAACTCCATAAAAATTTCTAATGTTGTTGGTGGATTCGTGAATCTGTTCGATATTGTTGGCACATCTATTCAAAATTCTGGATTGACCGCAGGAATGTCTGGATTGTGGCCAGTAAAGGACGTGTATGAACTCTACGATGAAGGCGATGTTATTGATATAACAGGCAGGGCAACAGGAACTTATTACGGGTATGTAGTAAATACTCTGGTTGGGAATGAAGGCGATAGAATGCTTGATCCTGAACGCGGCATCGAATACTATTGGTCACCGTTGGATCAACAGTGGTTAGTTTCTGGAATTGGGCAGGACTTTTATGTTGGTGCAAATGCCCCAACTATAGTAAACTCAGGTGCCATTTCATTGTGGCTTAACCAAGATCAGGGAAGACTTTATGCCTATTCAAACCAAAAATGGGTGTTAATATGGTCGGATGGCTCTGGTTCTTCTGGTATTTACATATCAAACGTTGAACCATTGGTGTATGCGTATGGAAATTCAGCGCCAACCACCAGACCAATGACTGGCGACTTGTGGTATTACAATGATCGTGCAGAAGTTGACATTCTAATCAATACTGGAATTGCTTGGCGTGGATATAGAAATGTTCAACAAGATATTCGTGGTTACAATCTGTCTTTAACTGATCCAACCGGAGTCATTGTTTCTTCTTCGGAACCAATTGAGCAAAGTACTGGGAATGATCTTGTCCCAGGAGATTTGTGGTTAGATAGTTCAGATGTCAAGAATTATCCACGAATATACCGTAGAACCTCAGTTGGTGATTGGGAATTGATTGACAAAACTGATCAAGTTTCTGAAAACGGTCTTGTTTTCGCAGATGTTCGTTGGGCAACATCTGGATCAGTAGATCCTTCACGAGATCCATTGCCATCAATATCAAGCTTGGCAGTGTCTGACTATGTTGATTTAGATGCGCCAGACCCAAGACTATACCCAACTGGAATACTTGTTTTTAATCTTCGCAGAAGTGGATATTCAGTTAAGAAATATGTTCGCAACTATTTTAACAGTATTTCATTCCCAAATGAAGAGTTGCCACTCCAAAAAGATTCTTGGACAACTGTAAGCGGACTGCAAAATGATGGATCAATGTTTGCTGGGCCACAAGCACAGAGAAATATGGTTGTTTCTGCAATGAAGTCTGCACTGGATACCAATGAAACTATTCGTGAAGATCAGTGGCAATTTAGTTTAATTGCTGCCCCAGGTTATCCAGAACTAATAGTTAACATGGTTGCATTAAACAAGGATCGGTCTGAGTCAGCATTTGTGATTGGCGATACACCAATGGATCTTCCACCAAATATGGTAGATATAACAAACTGGATGAATGCGAATTTAACTATCCCAGATGCTTACCTTGGAGTATTCTACCCATCTGGACTGTCAAATGATCTGTCAGGCAATGAAATTGCTGTTCCTCCAAGTCATATGATTCTGCGGACAGTTATGAGAAGCGATAATGTCAGTTTCCCATGGTTTGCTCCTGCTGGCGCTCGTCGCGGGTTGATTGATAATGCAACCACAATCGGCACTATCGATCCGAATACCGGTGAGTTTGGCAGGTTCAGTGTAAATCGCGGTCTTCGTGATGCATTATATGAGGCAAAGATCAACCCATTGACAATCCTGCCAGGAACAGGTCTTTTAAACTACGGTCAAAAGACTCGGTATGGTCTTACAAGTGCATTGGATAGAATCAACGTTGCTCGTCTGATCAACTATATACGCACAGCATTACAACCACTTGCAAACAATTTCTTGTTTGAGCCAAACGACAAAATTGTTCGTGATCAAATTAAGCAATCTGTTGAGGGTCTTATGAACGATTTGGTCGCAAAGCGAGCACTGTACGACTATTTGGTTGTTGTGGATGAAAGTAACAACACTCCAGACCGTATTGCAAGAAATGAACTGTATGTTGATATTGCAATCGCACCAGTTAGAACAGTGGAATTCATCTATATTCCATTGCGCATTAGAAACCCAGGTGATATTTAACATCTGGTAATATGATTGACATGGGGAGAATCTTCTCCCCATTTTTTTGGCTCGAAATTTTTTTAATTTTACTGATAAATAATAA